GGCTATCTCAATTACGTTGCCAAATGCACGTTGGAAGAAAGCCGCATCGTATTGTAAAGCATTAGCCCAAGTAAAACCACGCTTATTCTCTCCCAACATCATTTGTGCATCGTAGTAATCCGTAAAAGTAATGTCTGACCTTTTCATAATGTCTGGAAATACTCCCCAAGCTCGATAAAATGATGTTGCGTCTACTTGGTTTGGTGTTAGTGTAATTATTTTCATATTTTAAAATTGACTTGTTTGACCTTCTTTTAAATCGCCCCAATGTTGTGCTTTAAGCTCTAAATTGCCCCACCAAGTTTCGCCAAGTATTTGTCTAGCATCATCACCAAACAATGGGTCCTCGCTGCAAATATCTCCTCCTTTAATCGGTAAACCCCATCTAAATCTTAATCGCCAAAATACATCTTTGCCAATTGCCATAAATCCACAAGTAAAGTAATCGGCACATTGCCATTCGCCAAGTGTTACGTTTGGATAAAACATATAAGTTGCTGAACTATGCACTCCTCTGCCTAGCACAATTCCTGAACGTATTTTAAAGTCTACTTTACAATTGAATAACTTTTCTTTAGTGTTGGATGGAATCATTACATCTGAATCAACAAATAAAATCCAATCGAATCCACCTTGTTGAGCAAAATCTAGGCACATATTTCTTGCGATGCAAATAGGGGTTAATCTTGCGTGTTGGTCTTGGTCAAATTGCCTTTTAGCTTTGCCAGCACCTGTCCATTCCCATTCTTGTAAATAGGTTTGTCCGTAGTTTTGTAATGGCAATAATCCTTCATAATTAAGTAAGATATGCTCAAATCCAGCATTTTTAATGTGGTCTATACAATCTCTTAGACTGTACTTTTTGTAATCGCAGCAGATTACTGCTACTAAGATTTTTTTATCCATTGTTAGTTGTGTTTAGCAAAAGTAATATTTATTTAAAAAATGCAATAATTATTTATCTGTTTAATAAATTTATCTAATAAAAAATGTAAGAACCTGCAACCTTACAAGCCTTTTTAAATAAGTTATAATCTATAAAATTATCTTCTTTACTTTCAAAATCGTATGCACTACTCCAAAAGTTACCATATTTATCTGCTATCAAATTAACAAATGGCACAACATTATTCATTGTGCTATTGGCAAACAAGTACGTTGTATTTACATTTGGTGTTGCAACTAATAATAAAAGCCAATACCTGCCCTTTGCAAATTCATTAAATGTATTGATATTTTCATCTACCTCAATAATACTTGGCTTTACTTCGCAATAAATTCCATACTCAGGCAAGTAGAAATCTGGCAAATACCATTCTCTGTTTTCTAATTCAAAACCTTCAAATTCATATAAATATTTAATTCCTAGTTGCTCAAAAAATACTGCCCATCTAGCTTCTAATCTTGACCTAAACTTAATGTTGTTGTAGGTTGTTGGTATTGTCTTTATCATTTAAAAAGGTATTGGTGTTTCAAATTGTGTTTGCTCGAATCTTTTATTTGGATATACAACCTCAATTCCATTTAAGGTATTTCTAATGTATGGCATCCTATCTATTTCTCCAACATAATACCTTCTACTTATTGGGTCGTAGTTAAGTTCTATTTGCCCTGTGTTACCCCAATGCTCAAACTTTACTTTTTGCACGTTTAAAAAGGTTTTATTTGTTTCAAAATCTCGGTAAACACTTAAACCTGAATCTGCCTTGTTGTAAAAGTTTGCACTACCTGAAATGTCGTATAATGTAGGAACCTCATATTTAAGCCCATCTTTTTCTTTTCGCATCTTAGTTGGATGTGCTACCAAGAAACAATGAACGTGATGCAGTTCGCAAAAAACTGCTATCTTATCTAATACCCTACCTATGTATGTGGTTGAATCTTCTAAGTGTTCTAACTTGTTCCAAGCATCAATTACAAAGAATTTAATTCCCTTACGTCTTTTTAACTGCAAAACACTTCCTAAGATAGAATCTATTGTATAGTCCTTTTCGGGTTTAATAAACCAAAACAATTCATCCAAAAACTCTTTAACCATATTTAGTTCTATTCTGCTAAGTCTATGTGGTCCATCCCAACTTTTGCCAGTTAAGATTTGCGCTATCTTACTAAAATGTAATTTTGTAGGTTTGTTCTCTGGCGAATAGAATGCGCCTGCCCACGCCTCATTTAAAAGCAATCTAACTAAAAGAAAGTCAAGTAAAGTTGTTTTTCCGTGTGATGGTATTCCTGTTAAAATAGTAATGTAACCTTCATGAAATGACAATAACCTATCAATTTCACTTATACCTGTTTTTGCTCCTTTCGGTAATCCGTTTAAATAAAAATCATCTATCTCTTCCGAAAAGTCTGTAACGGTAAAACTTCCCTCTAATGGAAATTGAATAGGATTTAAAGCATAGTTTAAAGTTTTTTCAGCACCATGTTTTTGTAAACACTCATTAGCATCTTTGCAATCCCCAAAAACTATAAAATCACAATTCTCAATCCCAAATCTTTCTGCTAAATCATTTTTAAGTTTTCTTCCTGCTTGGTCATTATCTGTACAAATGTGAAATTTAGTAATATGCTCAATCTCTGATAAGCAATTTTCTAGGTAAATTAAATTATTATTTCCAAGTTGCGCACCATTAGGAACAGAAATTACATTAATTAGCCCTATTTGGTGAAGCGTAATGCAATCAAATTCACCTTCGCATACATACACCTCACTTTGATTTTTTAATGCGTCTAGGTTGTAAAAAATTAATTCAGCATCTTTTATCAATTTAAAGTTTTTTTCTGCATCCCTAAATTTAGTGTTGACTAATTCACCTTGTCTAAAGTAATTAAAACCAATTGTGTTTACCTCTGCACTTTTTTGCGGCATCCACTCACGCTGCGATGTAATTTTAAAATAATTTAAGGTCGATTGTGATATCCCTCTGTTTGAAAACCACGCTAATTCCTTTTCGTTTAAATTAGTTTTGTTACTGAATATCGGTTTAAAGTATTCTTTTTTAACTACTTCCTTTAAAACTCCACTCCAACTACAATGATGGCAGTGCCAAGTTTTCTTATCTAGGTTAACCGACAAACATTTGTCTTTCTTTTTTTTCCTAGTGTGGCTGCATTGTGGGCAAATGGTTACTACCTCGCCAGATACCCTACTTGTTTTCAGGTCTATTCCGTAATCTGAGTATGTCATTATCTTGGAAAGTTTACTTTAAATGCCGAAATAGGATTATCTTTTTTTATGTACGGCAATGTATTTACTATCTTTAATTTCCAATTAGTAATTTTATTATTATTGCCATCATGCCAATCATTAGCTACCCAAGAATCATATTTTTGTTTAATCGGCTTTTCTAATTTTAAATTAGTTTCGTCAATACTTAAAACGTATTCAAAAAAATCAATAAAGGATGGTATAGTATTACTTTCTTTTTCTTTTATTTCCTTTTCTTTTCTTTTCTTTGTTGGATTTTGTTGAACACTTGTTAACACTTGTTCAGCATTTGTTGAACTTGTGTTGCGTTGTTCAGCACTCTTTTTACCTGCAAATGAACGCTTTAATGAAATATCGTTTCTTTTATCAATATTTCTATTTACTCGCTCACTCCAAAAGTATTCTCCATCTGAAATAAGTAGTTCAACATCATTAATGCAGAAATTTAAAAACTCTTGCACTTGCTCAACACTTGTTGACATTTGTCCAGCAATTGCTAAAATGATATATTTCTTGTGTTGGATTTTGTGTTGCTCATCTGAATGCAACATCTCAATAATTCGCCACCATAAGCCGTAACCTATGCCTCCAAATTTATGAAGTAGCGCTTGAATTTTTGGGTCAGCAGTCGGCTCGTAGTCGTGCTGAAAGTAAAATGTATCTTTCATTATCAGGATTTTATTTGTGCAGGATAAAAAATGAAAAGGAAAGGTTCCTGCAACCTTTTACGCCCATGCCTGAGCAACCTTTTACAAAGATAATAATTTATAAATAAATGTCAAGCATTTTATTATACTTGGTCCTTAAAATAATTCTTTCATCTGGAGTTCTAGGCAATTTTACCGCCCTATTCAACTCAATTAATTCTTTTACTGCTTTCTTG